GATCCAGCCACGTCTCTGATACGCTGTACATGATCTCACCTCTCCGTCAGCTCGAGCACCAGCCCGTCCCAGAGCTCCACGCCGTTGTGGTAGACCACCTTGAGCGAGTGGCTGCGGCGGGAGTATTTAAACTGCGTCGTTCGGTTGGCCGCCAGCATCGGATCCCAGTAGGTCCAGGTGACGTAAGCGCCCGCCGCGGGGAAGAGCTGCGCCACCGTCTCCAGCTGCTCCTTGGTCAGGGGCAGGAAGGGAACGGTCAGAGTCACCTGGTCGCGCAGCTTGGCCGAGTAATCCGTGCCGTCGATGGCCGTGACCTGCCCGGAATACTGCGGTTCATAGTCCACGGTGTAGCCGTAGCCGATCAGATCCGACAGATCCGTGCCGTTGCAGATCGCGATCATGCCACACCTCCGCTCCTCTGCATCCGGCGCTGCCGCACCGTGACGCAGTCGGTGATCTGTTTGCCGTCAAGGTACAGGTCGAAGCCCATGCGCGAGATCGCCGCCAGAATGGTCTCCAGCTCGTCCGTGCCGGTGCCCTGGCTCGGGGAGAAGGGCACGACGTTGGCGGGCATGCGCAGCGCCGACGGGTCCACCATGGACGCCACGGCCGCGTCGACCTCCTCGGCGTTGTCGTCGATGCCGACGGCCACGCCCGCGGGGATCCAGCGGCCGACCTGCTGCGCGAACACGCGCGAAGGCGAGCCGATGCCCAGCGCTTCCTTGGCGGTCTGCCAGGCGCTGTTGGCGATCTCCTTCATCTTTTCCCAGAGGGCCGTGACCATGCTGTCCAGGCCGACGATGATGCCGTTGATGACGTCCATGCCGATCTGGCCCCAGTCGAAGCCGGAGAAGGCGTCAATCACGGCGTCGAAGATCGCCGGGAGCTGGCCGAGCAGATCCGGGATCGCCTGGATCAGGCCGAGCCCCAGCTGCACGATCAGCTCGATGCCCGACCGGATCAGCTCCGGCGCGTTCGAGATGAACATGTCAGCCAGGCCCTTGATCAGCGTGGGGATCTGCGGGCCGAGTGTGGAAAACATGCGCAGCACGTTCTCGCCGAAGTTGACCACGCTGGTGGACAGATTCGACATGGCCGTCTCCAGCCCCTCGCCGGTGGTCAGCGCTGCCATCACGTTCTCCCAGGACGCCTTGACGGACGCCATGGAGCCGGTCAGCGTGGAGCCCGCCTCGCTGGCGGCCACGCCGGTGAGGCCCAGCTCGCCCTGGATCACGTGGATCGCGCTGTAGACGTCGCCGAGGTTGGTGATGTCATACTTGACGCCGCTGATCTTCTCCGCGTCCGCCAGCAGTCGCTGCATCTCTGCCTGCGTGCCACCGTACCCGAGCTTGAGGTTGTCGAGCATGGTGTAGTTGCCCTTGGCAAATCCCTGGTAGGCGTTCTGCAGGCTCTCCAGCGGCGTTCCCATCTTGGCCGCATTGTCGGCCATGTCCAGGATCGCCGTGTTGGCCGCATTTGCTGCGGCCGCGGTGTCGCCGCCATAGGCGGCTTTCAGGGCAGCGCCGAAGCTAACGGCCTGTTCTGCGTATTCGTTGGCGCTGATGCCCGCCTGGGCCGCGTCCATGGCGTACTGCTTGGCTGCGGCGCTGGCGTCGCCGTAGAGCGTGTCTAGGCCGCCGAAGCTCTGCTCGAGCGCACCGCCGGCCGCGAAGGCGTCCTTGACCAGGTTGACGGCTGCCGTGCCGATCCCGGCCGCGGCCAGACCGCCGAGGATCTTCTTGCCCCATCCGGCGCCAGCTTTTTCGGCGCCGCCGTCGCCGCCTCCGAGGAGGTCCGCGACGTTGTTTTTTATGTCTGGAGCTTTCGGGATTATATTTACGTATGCCTTGCCGAGTTCGATCCCGTCAGCCATATCAATCGCCTCCGATCATGGATTCCCGCCAGGCCTTGAAGTCGTCAGGACTGTCGAAGCCGCGGGCGTCCGTCTTCTTCCCGAGCAGCTGCTCCACGATGGAGCGCGGCCGGTTCCGGCCCTTGTGGCCGTCCTCTGTGTTCTGCCAGACCAGGAGCCGCACCGCGTCGCCGATCACGGCCAGGAGCAGCGTGTGGAGGTCTGTGGGCGCGCCTGAGAGCTTTTGCGCGATCCGGGAACCCGGGCCAAGCCCATACGCAAAAAGCGCTGCCTGGCGGGCAGGCAGCGCTCTGTAGTCGAAGATCCCGTAGGTCTCCAGCATGTCGCAGCGGAGCGCGGCCTCATCGGCTGCGACCATCCTGGCCAGGGTGATCAGTTTTTTTCGGCGTCCTTACCGGCCGCGCCCAGGATCTCCGTCAGGGCGGCCTGCAGGGCCAGCCGGGGCACGCGGCCCTCGTAGCTCGCGCCGATGTGCTCGTAGAGCGCCTTTTTCTGCTCGGCGCCGATGATCAGCGTCAGCAGCTGCGAGAGCGCAGCGATCTGCGCGAACTCGCCCGCGGTCTCGTCCATGGTGACGGCGATCGCATCGACGATGCGCATGTCGTCGAGCCTGGACTCGTCCAGCTCAAACGCAAAGCCGGTGGACGTGGTGCCCTTTTTCATCCGGATCCTCCTCAGCTGGCGAGCTTGGTGTATTCGTAGTGGTTATTGCCGCTCGCGTCGGGCAGGGCGGAGATGGTGGTCTCGTACCCGATGGCCTCGTCGCTCTTGTAGGTGATGTCGCCGACCTCGCTCAGCTGGCCGTCGGGGATCACGATGCGGCGGAGACCTCCGTCGCGCAGCGCCATGTCGATGACATACGCAAACTCGCTCAGCTCGTCGGCGTTAGCGCGGACAGTGATCGTGTTGTTCTGGTTATCCACGGTCACGTTGTTGGCGCCGTAGACCGTCTCCAGCACGTTGGCGTTGGTCGCCTCGATGAAGGTCAGCTGGAAGGTGTCCGGCTTGTCGGTGCTGACCACCAGCACAGTCCGGCCGCCCCAGTCCTTGATGTTCTCGGACTCGGGGGAATTGGAGTTGACCACGCCGTCCTCGGAGATGAAGCCCATGTCCTTGAAGGCGGCGTCCAGCGCGGAGCTGGCGTCGGTGGGCAGGGTCGTGCCGAGGGGCGCACGATAAACGGCACCGGCGACGCGGGGCTTGCCGGCGCTCACATTGGAAATGGTGGGCATTTGTTAACCTCCTAAGTAGTGGACGACGCTCCACACCGCCTGGTAGCGCGGGCGGTTGGTCGCCAGGTCCGTGTAGTTGTAGCTGCTCTCAAGCGTCAGCCGGGAGATCTCCGGCATGGCTTCACAAGCCGTCATGGCGGCCTTGGTGCGGGCGCTGAGCGCCTCCGCGGCGGCCAGGCTGGTGCTCCAGCTCTGGACGGCCAGCGTGGTGGTGGTAATCTGGTTCCGGGTGCTGCTGCCGGTCTGTTCGACGGTGACGAACTCGTCCGGCATGGGATGCGGCACGGATCCGGAGACGTTCACGGCCAGCGCGTCGCCGAGCTGGCCGATGATAAACTCGAGGATCGTCAAATCCGCACACCTCCCGCAGCCTTGATCAGCGTGTCATTTTCCAGACAGTCGTAGTAGCTGTCGTAGGTCGCCGCGTGCACGCTGGCGATGGCGGTGAAGCTCAGCGGGTGGGCGGACTCCACCTCGTACCCGTCCCCGGCGGCTGCGGCGATCTTCCCGGCAGCGGAGTCGAGCACGGACTGCATCTCGCCGGATTTCATTAGATCGTTGAGCCCGCGCAGGTTGAGCTTAAACTTGGTTTTACTCATACCGGCAGACCCTCACCTTCTTGTGCCAGGGCGTCGGCACATTGGCCTCGATGCCCTGGATCGTACTGCCGAAGGTCCGGTAGGTCCGCCCGAAGATGATCACCGCGGTGTCTTCCCAGTTGTGGGCGTCGCCCTTCGGGATCCCAAGCATGTACTCGATCCTCTTGCCGTACAGGTCGATCGAGCTGGTGACCTCATCGGTGGTGGGCTGGCCCACCAGCACGTTGGGCACGTCGACCGGCGTCAGCTCGTACACCGGGTCGTTGAGCGCGTCGTGCCCGGTCAGCACCCGCTCGTAGAGCGTGACGGTGACGCCGGTCATGACGTCGCCTCCGGCACGAGCTCCTGCACGGGGCTGTAGCTGCCGATCGTATTGCCGACGCCCAGCAGGAGCCGGTCGGCCTTCGAGATATAAAGCTCGCCGGTGCTGCCGCCGCCGCCGATCGTCCAGCTCTGGGAGTAGCCCAGGCCGCTCATGCTGCCCTGGGTCGCGCCCATGGGCACGCCTCCGGCGCTCCCGTCGCCCAGCGCCCGGATCACCATCCGGCAGCTGACGACCTTCTTGGCGTCATCCTCAGCGCCGGAGGCGATGGCGTCGATCATGACGGCAGCGTCCTGCAGCAGGGCGGTGCACACCGCCCGCTCGTCGGTGCTGAGATCTCGCGTCATGCGGGCCTGCACGTCTTCGACGGTCGCGTAGGTTGTCTCGGCCATGTTCGGCCCTCCTTTTGTCTCGGCGCGTGTCCGATTCGGACACGCGCCTCCGGTTATTCGTCCTTGGGCTTGGCGGGGCGGCCGCGCTTCGGCTTCGGGGCCTTGGGCTCCTCGGCCAGCCGGTGCCCGGCTGCCAGGTACTTATCGACCAGAGCCGCCGGCACGGACATCTCCGTACCGGTGACCCAGTTGATCATGGTGACCCGGTCCATCAGGGGGTGACGGTCAGCAGGTTGAAGGCGCTGACGTCGGCCCGGAAGCCGACCTCGATCTCGGCCCGCACGGCGAACATGTTATGCTCCCAGAGGTTGACCTGCTGGCCGCCGATGGTCAGGCCGGTCTGATCCGCGAAGCGGATCTGCACGCCCTCGACGGTGCCCCACACGGCCTGCGTCCAGTCGCCGGCCACGCCGACGGTGTTGGAGCTGGCGGGGTTGCCGGCCACGTAGGCGCCCTTGCTCAGCACGGTGCGCGCACCGAGGATCCGGGGGACAGGACCGTCGGCCACGGAGTTGATGAACAGGGGACGGCGGTCGCCGTCTACGGCGGCGAGCAGCACACTCTGGCCCTGGGGACTCAGCGCGATGCCGTCCATGATGCCGCCGGCGGTGGCGATGGCGGCCTGCGCGGCCACCAGGCCCGCGTAGGCGTCGGTGGACAGGCTCTGCGCAGCGGCAGCGCCCAGCGCGTCGAAGTCACTGCCGGGAGCGCCGGAGGCGGGTCCGAACACGGTGGCGTCGAATTTGGCGGCCAGGGCCAGGGGCAGACGGGCCACGATGGCGTCGTACAGGGAGGCGGCGTCGCGCCGGAACTCGTCGGAGAAGGGCACGATGACGGCCAGCTTGTAGCCGCGCATGATCTTGGTGGCCAGAGAGGGGTTGCTCACGGGCTTGGCGTCGGTCTCGTCGACCCAGGCGGCCTGGGGGTCGCCGGTGATCACGGGGATGGCGGCGCCGCGGCCGGGCAGGGGGATCTGACGGGCAAGCTGCATGATGGCGCTCTGCTCCTGAGTCTTCTGCAGGATGGCCGCAGATACTTCGGCGGGCAGGGTGATGTTGGTGCGGTTGGTAGCGATTCCAGCCATGGTATTAATCTCCTTTCAGAATTGCCGGATACGGTCCGGCTCCGGTTGTTAAAGGGCGTCCTTCGCCCACTCGGCGAACTTGTCGCGGGCGGAGGAGCTGCTGGGGGTGTGGA